GACATTATTAGAGCTATCATAAACTAAAATTCTGTCGTCTTCTAAAACAAGCCTTGCTCCACTAGTTGCACTTGAAAACGTACCAATCACACCTGTAACAGCTGAAAGCGAAGTAACATTTATTTTGTCAGCAGTAACGGCACCTGCACTGATAGCATTAGCAGTAACAGCTCCTGTGCCAATAGCATCAGAAGTAACAGTACCATTGACCAACAAGTGTCCATCTATAAACTCTGTCTGTTCAGTCCAAGCGGTATTGCTGTTATTTCTGAGATAACCTGTTGCTTCGTCGATAGTGTTTGCAACAATAAGCCGATCAGCAGGGACTGGAAGCAACCCTGTAGCTGTAGCGAAGTAACTGTTCAAAGTAGAAGTCGAAAGACCGTCAACAGCACTAGTGTTACCTGTTACATACCGCCACCAACCTGGACCACGAACCCCGTCATCACCATCAGCACCATCAGCACCCGCAGCACCATCAACGCCATCAGCACCATCAGCGCCAGCAGCGCCATCAACGCCATCATCACCATCAGCACCGACAAACTTAGCAAAGGTGATGCCACTTCTTATAGGTAAAGTCGGAGTATCCCCCGTATAATCATAATAAGCAACAAACTCGTTAGATCCGACCGTATAAGCCTGAGAGTTGGTAGTCTCATCCGCAGTGTTTGCATAAACAACAGCAACTTTACCAACTGTTTTAAGCTGAATAGTTTTATTATTTAATTCCAAACGCGGTGACACAGTCCCCAAGGGAGTTCTAGATCGAACAGAAAAGCTGTAAGTCCCTGTTTTCAAGCCCGATATATCGATACTTGTAGTTCGGGTAACTCCGAGTGTTTGGTAGCTTGCTCCGCTATTGTGGGATATTTCTACTAAGTATTCTAAAGCAGCGATATCATCTGCAGCGACCCATGACAGGTTTCCTGCGGCTGTTCCTAGGTTATCTGAAGAATCATAAGTAAACACCGCGCCTGTAGGGGCTTCAACACTAAAGTCAAACACAGGAGGTGTAGCATAAGCTACATTATCGTTAACATTCCAAGCCAAGGCTTCATGATCAAACTTGTAGCATGTCAAGTTGACAGTAAGGTCATTGCGAACTTCAATGTTTTGTACTCTAAATACTTCGTCAGAAATGCTCATTAATTCAGAAGTAATTTTAATAAAGTCCCCAGGCTCTATATTTAAACCCTTTTTCGATACCGTAAGGTTGACTGTAAAGATTGAACGGGAGTTCCTCACCATTTGTTCTGCCATAGCTAACGCGTGATAGGGGTCGGTGACTCCGTCTGCTTGCACGTCTGCCCTAAACGGCTGGTAATTGTCTTCACTTAAGTAGGTGTCATGAACTGAGCTAAAAGCAGGTGGCCAAGTGACCGTGTCTTCTTTGAAGTCTTCGTGTTCATTTAGGAAGTTAACCGTAACTTGGTTTAGCCTATCAGTGGCACTGGGCCAAGAAATATCTCCGCTGTCTCTTATAATATCATTTTCTGTGAAGTGGTGGTCAGGATCCACCAACGCTTCAAGCTCAGAAAGAGTTTCAGGGTATTCCAAAAGAAGTTTATACTTCCCTTCAGAAGACCAGGTTAGCTCAGCTAAACCCATTGTGTTCATAATACGTTCGATATTGTCTCTAATAGTATCTGACGTGTCTAGAGTAATGTTACACTCGTATAGGGGGATAGGTCGGGTAGAATTAAGCGTGGTTAAAACCCAAGCAGTTTTATCCCAGTACCAATACTCACTAGAGGAAGTAGTATACCATAGTTGGTTTTCGTAAGTGTGTTCCTCTAAATTGGTAGGCCGTGAACCCAAGTCAGCAACAGTAGTGACAGACTTTTGACCGTTAACTTGACCTGAAACCGTCCGAGTTGTAGCAACAATAGTATCACAAATTTTTGCCGCGTTGTAGAAAGACTCCAGATCAATACCAGTGGCGGGTAACCCGCGACCAAACTTATCATTTGTAAGGTAGTCTAGTAAGCACAAAGCAGGGTTGTTAGAATAGATGTAGTTACTATTTAAAGTGTAGTTATTTCCGGATTTTGAAATCCAACGAACTTTACGACCTTTGACCAAGAACTCCATAGAAGGTATTCCGTTATAGTTATAGTCATCGCGGTCTAACTGGAAGGTTGCTGCCGCAAAGGCAGTATCAGTAAATGTGTTAGTTGAAGGGATTCCGTTTGCAGAGGAAATAGCGTCAGCTGTGCCACCGTCTCTGTGGGTTCTAATAATATGCTTGAACTTTTCAGCGTTAGAGTTATAGTCCTGATCGTTAACTTTTACCCACTGAACACCTTCAATACCGTCGTGGCAGATAGCATACTGTACGTTTAGATACTCGTTTTTAGAACCACTCCTACTGGTATTAGCGAAGTCCTCTTGAAAAATTTTTTGTGAGTTATCAGGTGTAGCTGTATAACTATTACTTACAAGGTGTTTTACTTCAATACCACCAAGAATGTTTTTACCGTAAGCTACAGGTAAGCTATCCGCTTTACCTGACACGGTTAAGTTAAAGCCTTTTCTCTTGTCAGCTTCCCTTTTCCTTTTGTTGTTTTGAGATATTTGGTAAGCAGTAGAGATGGCGAATAAAATTAGATTTTCTATACCCATTAGACTTTCCCCCACTTAACTGAGATTTCTTTATTTTCAAAGATTTCATCAAAAGATGTATCTGATGAACTGACTTGATCCATGCCAGCTTTAGAAGTCATAAAAGATCGCACCATGTCTAGGTCAGCCATAGGTGATGTGCCTTCGATAACCGCTAGCTTCTCTTCAAAGTTATTTGTAATAACAGGTTTATCAACAAAACCGCTATAAACACTCAAGACATCATTAACCCCCAATAGAGGGTCACCGTTAGTGTCTAGAAGGACAACAAAGACAGAAATAGGTCTTCCTACTACATTATACCTAAACTCTGGAATCAAAGTGTCTAAAACCTCTGAGATAACTACTTTATAAGACTCACGGTCAACGACCGAGGAAAACTTTGGCGAGTCAAACTCGTACAAACCAGCGCTAGCTAGATAAGTGTTGCCATCATAAGTTAAATCATGCTGATAGGATGTCAGGTAATAGTTATTATTAAATTCAAGCTTAATTAAGAAAGCAAAACTAACATTGTCGCTATTAATAGCCGTTTGAACTGCTGAAGAAAACTGTCTCATTACAACGCCTCAATTAGTGTTATAGTACCTGCGTTAGAAAGTACACCATCTGTAAAAGTAATACCCCGCTGGTTATCTAAGTCACGCTGAAACGTTAAAATAGCATTCTCTTTTATTTCAATAGTTTGAGAGGTTACTACTGGCATTTGGAGGCTTGGGTAAAAGTTAAGCATAACGCTCAAGGAAGCTACACTTGTATCACTAGTAGTGACATACAACTTATCATGATTAGAGAATTTAAAGAACGTACCTTTCGGGATGATTCCAAAAACACCTACAGGGCTTACAGCTACAGCGTTAGCACCTACAGGTGCACCTGCGCCTATCGCAATGCGGCTTTTATTAATAGTAGTCGCTTCATCTACAGAGGGTAGCTGCGGCATAATCATAGTTTGTACTACCTGGGGGGAGCTTATTGCTCCGAGCATAATATCGGCTTGCGTCTCCGCAGTGCCTATTGTTGAAAAAGAAAGTTCCCAACGTTGAACATTTTGTGAAGACCGTTGCTTTCTAAGGTTTAGTGTTTCAACCTCAAAAACGGGTTCGTTTGATTGAATTGTTAAGGGTGCTAAAATCTGCGCCCCGTCAAAATAATATACTGACATTTCTAACTCCTAATAGGTCTAGCTAGAACAGGAATTCCCAGTTCTAAAAAGAAGGATTGTTTCACTTTGTGACAACCCGTGTTGTTCTCATTTGTTGACATCCAGGACTTACCATCATTAACCATTGCACCTTCTTTGAAAGCAATGTCGCCTAACTTTGGTTTTTTATTCCGGACGATTTCGTAGTCGCAGTGTATCGCAAACTGCTCTAGTGTTAAGCCAGACTTGGCTAGTTTATATACGAATTCTCGCGTTGTATTCCATTCAAAATCAATAACGTCTCTAGCTTTAGACTTACCTCTGAGTTGTAAATCGTACTCAGCAAGCAAGGCGAAACAGTCATTAAAGTTTCTTGTATATTCTGTGCAACTTTCTGTGAGGTGGTTTATCGTCTGACAAGCCCGTTGCAAGGCTGTTGTCATCTCTTTCTCTGTATAATACATCTCTGACTCTCTCTGGCACATAGGTGAAGCTCTAGAAGCATCTGATAGTAACTCCTATCAAACACCCCTAAAGCTTCTCTATGTAGCTCTCTACATATCTTCTTCAATAAACAGACGCACAAGGTCTGCTACAATATCACTTCGTACAATATCCTCGACACCGAACTCAATAACAGGGAGTTCAATACCAGCACCGTTTACCATACGGGCGAACTTAACTAAGTCTTTACCATCACGGACGTCTGACTGAGCGGGATCACCCATAAGCACTAGCTTAGAGTTTTCACCCAGACGAGTAGTAATAGCTTTCAGCTCATCCATACAAAGGTTTTGAGCTTCGTCAACTAGTACTAGGGCGTTCTCGTAAGAACGACCACGGATAGTTTCAATTGGTTGAATCTCGATTTCACCCTTACTTAGCATATACTCATACTTACCTTTACCAAAGGCTTTAGTAAGAACTTCTAGCATAGGCATAAGCCAAGGCGTCATCTTTTCTTCAACTGTTCCGGGGAAGTGTCCAAGGGACTTTCCTGTTGGAACATTGGCTCGTGTTAGTACAATCTTTTTATATTTACCTTGCATGAACAGTTGAGCCACTGTCCCCGCACTACAATAGGTTTTTCCAGTACCTGCACACCCCATAGTGACTGTAATAGGGTAGCCTTTAATGGCGTTGATCAGGTCGTCTTGCTTCTCATTCTTTGGGAGCAAGTGGAACTTAGTAGGCATGTGATGAACGTTTGACTTTCGTTCATTTTCTTGTCGCATGTATTTCGGCATCTTGGCGTTATTTTTTAGTGAGT